ATACTAGAACCAAAGAAGGTTAAGCCTACTTTTCCTGCAGTGGGTAATCCTTCAATAAACATACTACCACTTGAGTTACCTACAGAACCAAATTCAGTTCCGCCATCTGCAAATATTATATCCCCACCATCAGCATCAAGTGTTAAATCTCCTGCTACATCTACAGTCATATTTCCAGCATTAATTATATTATTACCAGAACCTATAGTTATCTGTCCAGTTAAAGTTACATTTTCACTAGAATCAATAGTTATTGCAGTAGCATTACTATTATCTACAATTCCCGGTGTACTTGAGAGTTCTACAGGTATCTTAGTTGTCATTTATATCTCCCTTAAAAATATGTTCTGTCATCGGTCATGTAACTAGGTGTAGGATTTAATAATACACTCTTCATTTGTCTCATGCCTTTTTTATAATCATCCATTGCAAAAGCTGCTTGTTGTGGACTTTCTTTAAATTGCCAGACGTAATATCTTACTCTAGCTAAAATTACATTTTTATACTGGTCTGGTAAAACTATTTCATCACTATAAGCTGACAAAGCAGTTGGTCTAGCAAAAGCATAAAAATGTATATTATAAACTTTATCAGGTATTGGACTTAACCCAAATTTTCTATTGTCTGGTGATTTAATAACGTGCATTGGTTCACCATAACTTTGTGAATCTGCATCATCATTATTTTCTGCATCTCTATAGTATCTAGTCCAATCAGCTAAACTTAAAAAGTTTAAACCTTTAGATACAAAAGGTGCTGTTTCACCACTAACATTAACTGTAGTTAAAAAGAAATCATCCCAGTCTACAGTTGCAAAATCAGTAGTTATACTAGAACTACCAGATTTTAAAGTATACCATCTTTGTCCAGCTACTGAAGCTACAGTTGTATTTCCATAGAAAGGGTCTGTTGCTCCACTTAATCCTGCTGAAAAGAATGGTAACTCAGGTTCTTCATTAGCAATATCAAAAATAGCTTTGTTAACTGAATCTTTTACAAACTGTTGAAAACCTATAGCAGTTGCAAAGTTTGATGCAGTTAAAGGAATTTCATTTAATTCTCTTAATACTTCATTTGATAAATCTAAATATGTTGTTGCCATTATGCTGTTCCTTTAGCTTTTTTTTGTGCCTTTTTACTTAAGTCTTTAAAATGAAATAATTTTACACTTGTTTTAGTGTGAGTTTTATTTGTATGTAAATCTCCATTAGGCATTTTATGAGAAGTACCTTTATGTAATGTACCATCTCTTTTATAATGTTTAACTCCTTTCATTTTTAATTAGGTGTAGCTTTAGGCATTACACTAGCATTACCACCAGCACTATACATAGTTCTGCCACCATACATCATTTTCTTTTTAGACATTCCGCCTTTCATCATTTTTTTCTTTTTATCTTTTCCGTACATCATTTTGTTATCCTTTTAATTATAAAAAAAGGAGAGGTCCGAAGACCTCCCCAAATTTAGTATTAGTCAATACCATAGAATGCAGAAACTAAAGCATCGTCTCTTAAGACGTTTGCTCCGTATACATGCAATCCACGAACTATGTCACCAAACGAAGTTGGGTCTCTCAACACTTCTGTTGAAAGAATAGTTTGTGCAGTAGCTGTAGATGACATATGTCCAGCCAAACATTTACCAGCAGCATTAGATACTGCAGCAATGTTGTTTGATTTGTACATGTCAAATCCACGAAGTTTACCACTTGATACTAAACCATTTCTAATTGAGCCTTGACCTGCGTTGAAGTCTACAGACAGCAATTTAGAAGATGATTGACCTAGTACTTCATAGAAGTCAGGACTAGCAACAAACCATCTGCCTTCTTCAGGTACGTTTGCTTCATCTAATAGTCTAGCCATTCTAGCCATTAAGTCTAGAGGGTCAGTTTCAGATGCACCTAAGTCAGCAGCACCAGAGCCATCAAAGACTCCTGCAGCTAAATCAGTTGCACTGTCAGCACCTAATACATGGTCAGGTGAAGATGATGAAACTCCAGCAAACATTTCAGCTATAACAGCAGCATCGTATGCATCTTTAAGAGCATAAGCAGCTGATGAAGTAGCAACTTCTTTAAAGTTAACGTGAGACATATTAGTTTCAATATCATCAACGATGAATTTGAAAGCATTAGCTTGGTCAACTACTAAAGATAGTTCAGCATCTGTTAGTTTAGTTTCTGTTGTGTCAGAATTTCTAGTATACGCTGATACAGAAATTACTGGCTCCTTGATAATCTTTACAGAGTCTCCATATGCTGATATTTCTCCAGCATAGTCAGTGTTAGTAATAGCTTCAACTACCGAAGATTTTCTGAAAAAGTTTAAAACCTTTTTAGAATAAATTGAAGGTAGGAAAAAACTATTAGTTTGTCCACTACAGAGTTTGCAAAGTTAGCATTAGTATCCGTTGAGGGTTCAAAAAATTGAGCCATGGGATATTCTCCTGTGTTTTATAGTTTATTTAATGATTCTGCCTTGTTGCATTGCATCACTGATTTCACTTTCGTGTTTATCAAATTCAGCCATGCTCATTGCAGCAATCTCCTTTTCAGACCATATTTTCTCTTGCGTTGGTTCAACACTTGTTGTTTTAGTTGAAACCATATCCGCAGCAGAACTAGTCTTTTTAGAAGATGACCTTTTTCTTTTTGGAGTATCTAAGCCTATATCCTTTTTAAACAAATCTATAGCTCTACTAGCTAAGTCGGCATCAGTAGCATTCTTATATATCCAGTCTTGGATAGCTTCAGGTTGCTCTTTTGCCCATGCATGAAAATCATCACTGTTTCTGATATCATCAAAGTCAGGATGGTTTTCTAATAACCTTTTTTCTGATTCTTGTTGTATTAATTGTTCTTCTCTGTCTTGGAGTTTACTAAGGCGTTCTTCTAGAACTTTTGCTTTAGACTCACTTTGTAGATGTGCAACAGTTTCTACAACTTCGAATACATCAGGATATTGATTCTTAAATGCTTCAAGTTCTTCTGGAGTTTTTGGAGCTGTGTATTCAGGTGTTACCTGTCCTAACAGTTCTTCTTCTCTTGACTTAAACTCATTAAGTTTACTATCATAATGTTTTTTTAAATCATCGTAACGCTTTTTGTAATCAGGTTTTTTATAAGGAGTATCACTTTGTTCTACTACTTCTTCCTGTTTAGCCATTTCAATTTCGTCACTTTCGTCAACTCTATTTGATGGCTCTTCAAAAAACATCTCATTACTAGATTTAAAAGGTTTATCTTTACCAGTATGCCAAGCTTTTTTTTGGTTATAAGGATTTGCTTGTTCCTCTTTTAAGACTTCTTCAGTCATTTTCTATCCTCCTAATTGGGGCTTTGTCTACAAGGTAGCTCTATGTCGACTAGAGGGCTTGTTTGTAAAGGTAGCCTTTCGGTTATTATTGTATGATAAAGTGCCTAATATCTTAGGGTAGCTTTATCTTTTAGCTTCTAACGTATGGTCTAGTAGAAAGCATAGACTTTTTAAGTTCTTCATCAACTAAGTCATTTTCCTCTTGCATTGTAGCTTGAGAACCAACCGTTTCTTTAGTAACTCTAATGTCTTGCTTTACTGCCGGTGTTTCCACAGGCATTGGAGTAAGACCAGTCTCTTCTTCTATCATACCACCATTAGCAGCTGTTTGTCTTTCATCTGCTTTAGCTTCAGCTTCTTTCATCATAGACATTAAAGTGTCTGCTCCGATTTCTTCTGTAGCTTTAGCAGTGATAACAAATTCACCGTCAGATAACCTTGCAGGTATACTGTCGGAGACTTCTGAGCCCGGTCCTTCTACAGGACCAGACCCTGAAAATTCTTGTGCAACATCCATAACCTTGTCAAATAATAGACTAAGGTTTGGATTGTTTTCTAATTCATTCATAAGCATCTCTTCTTCTTCTTCTGAGAGTGCTTGATTTATTACAAAATCTAAATACTTATCTTCCATTTCATCATCAGAATCCATATCCATTTCTTCTTTAGGTTCTTCTGGAAGAGGTTCTAATTCTTCTTGCATTTTTTCTGATTCAGTTTTATCACTCATCATACTTTGCATTTGTTCTTCTTGTGTAGGTAGTGCTTCACTTTCCATCATACCACCCATTTGTTTTTGTGTTCTTTCTCTAAGAGCTTCAAAGTCTTTAGCAGTTAGTTCACCATCTTTGTTAGCATCTAATTTAGCTTGACTACCTGTTAATTTTTTATCTTTATTCATACTATTCCTCTGATCTCGTAAGTGCTTCTTTAACCTGTTGGGGTAGTGTTATCAATCGTGCCAGAGAAGCTACTCTCCCCTGCAACCGGAACATTTCCGATTCCGATGT